CGGGTATTGAGTGCCAGGCCGTCCCGCTGCACGAGCTCGAAATCGGCACCGGGCCAACCGGCCATGTCGACTTCCGGTCGCATGTCCAGCACACGCAGATCAAGCATCTGCCGGAAGTATTGCCAGACATAACCGAGTGGCCCGCCGAAATCGTCAAGCAGATGAAGGACAAGAAAGCCCGCAAGAAGTCTGTCGAGGTCCGCAAGTCCTTCTGGCGTGATTGGCGCGTCAACTCTGACATCGTCTGGAATTACTTGGTCGTCGTCGACAATCACGTCGTCAAGGACGCCAAAATCAAAGGCGCGGGCTCTATTCCGCTCGTCGTCGCGCGTTTCGGCGCGATGAAGGAATGGGCGTTCGGCGCCGGGCCGGGGATCAAGTGCCTGCCGGACTATCGCCATCTCGACGAGCTGGCGGCGGCCAAGATCCTCAACTGCGACATCAGCCTGCGGCCGCCGATCGCCATTCCCGATGACAGCGTCGTCAATTTCGAGGAGGGGATCGAGGCCGGCTACGCCTATCCCGTGCGCGTCGGTTCCGAGGACGCGATCAAGAACATCTACGAAAGCACGTCGCCGAACGTCGCGATCTATGACAGAAACGACGTCGAGCAGCGCATCAAGCGGCTGCACTTCCTCGATTTCCCTGACCAGATGGGCAAGACGCCGCCGAGCGCGACGCAATGGCTCGACGAGATGACGATGGCGCAGCGGCGCATCGGCACGCCGGGGCAAGCGTTCTGGGGCGAATGGTGCGTCGGCGTCTTCGAGCGCTTTGAATATCTGCTCGTCCAGCGCGGCGCTGTCAGCAAGGTCAAGCACAACGGCGAAGAGGTTTCGCTGCAGCCGCAGAACCCCGCGCGCAAGGCGGCCGACCAGCAGAAGGTCGCGCAGGCGGCGCGCGTGATCGAGATCGGCGGCCAGGCCTTCCCCGAGGAGTGGAAGCTCAAGGTCGACGGCGGCGCGACGATCGAGAACCTGATCCGCAAGGGCGGCGCGGACGACGTCATCGTCATGCGCAAGCCCGACGACGTCGCCAAGGTCGCGCCGCTGCTGGCGCAGGTTCTCGGCGGCCAGACGCCCGGCGCGCCTGCGGCGGCGGCCAACGCCGGCCAGCCCGCGCCGCCCGCGCCCGTCGGTCCCGCGCCGGCGCCGCCGCCGATCACGCAGATCCGCGGGGCGATGTCGGGGGCGCAAAGATGAACCGCGACGACGTCGAGGAAACCTGGGCGGCCTTCGGGGCGACGCCGGCGGGCCGCAACGCCCGCGAGCTGCTTCTGGCCGAGATGATGTCCGTCTGCCCGCACACTGACAGGGCTGGTGCGTTGGAGCGCCATGAGGGGCGGCGCAGTCTTGCGCGCGAACTCGTTGAGCTCCTGGACAGATACGCAGGCGATGGCGGACGAACCGAACAACTCCTCGGCGGCAAACGCGAACCCCGGCCAGTCGGCTTCGGGCGCAGCCTCCGGCGCGTCGGGGAGCTCGACGACGCCGGCCTCACAGAACAGCAACGCCAGCAGCAGCAACAACGTCGGCGATAGCTTCATCAAGGGCCCTGCCGCCGACGACAAGGGCGCTGCGGCGGCTACGAGCGCCGCAGCCGCTCGCCCCGACTGGCTTCCCGAGACACTGTGGGACAAGGACAAGGGCGCGAAGGTCGAGGACATCAAGGCGCTGTTCGCCGACGCCGACGCGGCGCGCGCTCGCGCCGCAGGCGTCCCGAAGGCGCCGGGCGAATACAAGGCGGAGCTGCCGAAGATCGACGGCCTGCCCGAGGGCCTGCAGATCGACGTGAACGATCCGCGCTTCAAGGCCGCCGCCGAGTTCGCGCACGCCGCCGGCCTGTCGCAGAAAGACTTTTCCGCGATGCTCGGCTTCGAGGCGCAGCGCCTCATGGCGCAGCAGCGCGCGATCGCCGACGCCATCAAGGCGCGCGACGAAGCGCTAGGGCCGAACAAGGCGGCGCGCATCGACGCGCTGACGACGTTCTTCAAGACGATCGCGCCGAACGAGAAGGTCACTTTCGAGCTCGGCAAGACGTTGTTCACGACCGGCGTGATCGAGGCTTGGGAGGGCGTTCAGCGCGCCCTCGGCAACCAGGGCGTGACGTCGCTGACGCGGGCGCGCGGCAATGGCGCGGCGCCGGCGGGCAAGATCGAGGGGTACGATAAGATGACGTTCGTCGAGAAGCTTCAGGCGGGCGGTCATCTCTGAGAAGCGAGCCGGGTTGGCGGCTTAAGGAAGGCTAGGAGACAAGCAGATGGCCGCGATCAATGTCACGATCCCGACCCCGACGACGCTCTCGCAGTACGCGCAGACCTTCCCGGAAGGTGATCTGACGCGCATCTTCGTGGAGAACATGGTCCGCGAAAGCGACGTGATGCGCGCTGTCAAGTTCCTGACCGCGACCGCCGGCAAGCGCGAGTTCATGGACATCAGCAAGACGCCCGTCGTCGGCTTCCGCGGCCTGAACGCCGCCGGCAACACGGACACCGGCCAGTACAACCTCCGCGAGGAAGACACGTTCTTCATCGACGAGTACATTCAGGTCGACCGCGCGCTGTCCGACCGCATGGGCCCCGGCCACCGCGCCCGTCAGCGCGAGCTCAAGACGATCGCGCTTGCGCAGTATTTCAGCTCCACCTTCATGAAGGGCGACCATACTTCGAACCCGAAGGGGCCCGACGGGCTGCAGTCGCGCTGCCAGAACCTCAACTACAATCTGCTCAACAATAGCGTCGCCTCGGGCGGCGGCGCGCTGTCGCTGGCGAACCTGGACATCCTGTTCTGGATGGTCAACAAGCCGACGCACTGGATCTTCCCGCGCGGCCTCATGCCCTACATGGAAGCCGCGGCGCGCAACAATTCGCTGGTCAACCAGACCGTCGCCTTCGACCGCGACGACTTCGGCCGGCGCATCATGAAGTACAAGGAGCTGCCGATCCTGTTCGGCTATGATCCCGACGACACGCCGGATCTGCTGCCGTTCACGGAAGTCGGCGCCGGCGGCGGCGCGGCGCAGACCGCCTCGATCTACCTGACCCGCTTCGACGACACGGGCATTTACGCGATCGAGCAGACCTCGCTTCAGGTCCGCGACGAAGGCCCGGTCCCCGGCGTGCCCTTCCTCAGCGATCACATCAAGTGGGACTGGGGTATCGCCCGCGAGCATCCGCGCGCCGTCGCGCGCCTGACCTCGATCACGCAGGCGACCATCACCGCGTAACCCCCTGATCCCTGCTGATCCGACGAGGCGAAGCACATGGCCCTGACGAAAACCACCCTCCCCGCGATCACGCCGACGTTCGCGGTCCCGTATGACACGCTGCAAGCCTTCTGCCTGGCGCAGACGATCACCGCCAGCGGCTACGCGAGCAACGTGAACACGCAGCTCTCGATGGGCCCGGGCCGCTTCAATGGCCTGTGGGCGATCAACGTCACGGCTGTCAATATGGGCAGCTCCAACGAGTTCTATGGGCTTTGGCTGCTCGGCTCGAATGACGTCAACTTCGCCAACGGCAACACGGAGGTCTTGGCGCAGTTCGACCTCGCCGCGACCGCCGCGCTGCGCACGCTCGCCACCGTCTGCGCCGCCTCGCCGACCATCCCCGAGGATGCGACGGCCGGCACGCTGTTCGTGAAGGCCTGGATCAACCAGGTCGCCGACTACGTCTTCCAGTACATGCAGCTCTACGTGCTCGTCGGCGGAACCTCGCCGAGCATCACGTTTTCGAGCTGGGTCGCGCCGAACAGCGCGGCCAAGGTCTGAGTTCCTGACAGAGGGCGGAGAGAGCGTTGTCGATCCCTACCGAAGACGTCTACTTCAAGACCCGCGACGAAAAGGGCGACGCGATCGTCAAGATGACCCTCTGTCAGATCGACGCGCGCGACGCCTGCCGGCGGTTCCCCCACGAATACGCGACCACGCCCGACGGCCACGCCGCCGTCGCGCCGCCGCGGGCGGTGAGGGAATTCGAGGACGCCACGGGGCCGAGCGGCGGCAAGCCGTCGCTGCTCGGCGGGATCGGCGTCAAAGAGGTCATCCGACCGGCGCCGGCGGCGCACAAGGCTTCGGGCAAGGCGGCCTGACCCCCGCATTCAAGGTCGCCTAACGAAGGCGAGGGGCGCGACTGCTGGACCGGCGCGCCCCTTTCTCTGTGCGTAGCGCTGACAGAATGCGGCGAGCATGGTCCTGTCATGGGAAGCCCTTTCGCCATCGACAAGCTGCAGATCTGCAACGACGCTATGCTGGCGACGGGGAACCAGCCCTTCACGGTGATCGCCGACGGATCGGACGCCTGGACCGCCGCCAGCAACTTCTACGATCGGGCGTTGCGCGAGACGCTGATCCAGCACGATTGGAAGTTCTCACTTGTCCTCGGCCAGATGACGCGCCAGGGCGTATCGAACTATCCCGGCTACACCGACATTTACCAGCCGCCCTCTGACGTCCTGCAGCTTCGCGAGTGCTACGATCAGCGCGTCGCGGCGCTGATCCAGCCGATCGATACTTGGACCATCTCGAAAGAGGGGATCAAACTTCCGCCGATGGACTACAGGATCCTCGGCGGCCAGGTGCATTGCATCGCGCCGGAGGGCGCGGGTTGCCTCTACCTGCAGAACCCCGCGAACGAAAGCGCCTTCACCGTCGGCTTCTCCGCCGCCGTGACGCGGCTCGTCGAGCAGCTCATCTATCAGGGGTACAACGAGGATCCGCAGTCGGCGCTCGGGCTTGAGAAAAAGGTCAACGAGAAGCTGCAGCAAGCGCGCATGCAGGACGACGAGACGGAGCCGCGTCGGCTCCCGTTCCGTTCGCCGATGCTTGAGGCGCGCCGGCGCCGCCGCACCGGCTGGACCGTCTGGGGCATGGGGCCGTAATGCCGATCCCGAGCGAGGTTATCCGCCAGGTCGACTTTTCCGGCGGCCAGGTCAACGCGAGCGCGCTGCGCCGGGATGACGTCGCCGCGGTTGCGACCGGCGCCCTCGCGCTTCTGAACTACCGCTCGGAGGCCCAGGGGACCGCGTTGACGCGCCCCGGCCGCGACGCCCTCTACGTCGGCGCGGCGCGCTTCGAGTTCTGCCGCATGTCGGCGGCGGCCGTCTACCACATTCACTTTTACCCGCCCGCCGGCGGCAACGCGAAGATCGTCATCACCGATCTCGCGGGGAACATCGTCGCCCAGAATTCGAGCGCTTCGTATCTCTGGACCGCGTCGACCCTCTGGCAGATCAGCGTCGCCCAGGGGCTCTATCAGGTCTGCGTCTGCTTCCCCGGCATGCAGCCGCAAGTGCTGACCTGGAGTCCGGCCAATTCGGGCTGGACCTTCGCGCCCTTCGCCTGGACGACGATCGGCGGCAACTACCAGGAACCCTTCTTCCGCTTCAACGCGCTCGGCGCGGCGATGTCGTGGAGCTCGTCGACCTCCAACTACAAGACCGTCGGCGCGTCGCTCGCCCTCACCTGCTCGCTGCCCTATTTCACCAACGCCATGATCGGATCGGTGCTTTCGATCCTCGGCGGCCAGGTGCAGATCGCGACCGTGACGGACAGCACGCACGCGACCGCGACCGTGCTTTCGCGCCTGCCCGATACGGTCGTTTTCGCCGGCGTCGATCCGACCGCGTTCTCGCAGGGGCAAGTCGCGGCGACGACGAACAGCGGCCTCAAGATCGAGGTCGTCAGCATCGGCGCGACGACGGTCACGGGCCCGCTGATGTCCGGGCGCATCATGCCGACGGTCGGCGGCGCGACGGCCGACACGATCTCCTCGCCCTCCGCGAGCTCGGCGACGTCGGGCTTCACGCTGTTCAGCGGCGCGACGCAAACCGTGCAGTGGACCGAGGAATTCATGAGCACGCTGAACGGATGGCCCGCCGCGGTCGCCTTCGGCAATGACAGGTTCATATTCTGCCAGTTCCCGCAGCGCCAAGAGGCGATCCTGTGGACGGTCATCGGCGCGCTGACGCAGTGCTACATCGACAGCGCCGCGGCCGTCACCGATCAGAGCGCGGGCTCCGACGCGACCAGCGGGATCCTCGAATTCGTCAACCGGCGGCCGAAAGTGCTCAATGTCGTCGACACCGGCGACGAGTTCATTTTCACCGATCACGGCGTATGGTTCATCCCGCTCGCTGTCAGCGGCACGCCGCTCAAGCCGGGCTCGGTCGCCTTTCGCGAGATCACGAACGACGGCTGCTCGCCCGTGCGCCCGGTCCCGCTTCTGCAGTCCGTGATCTATCTGAACGCCGCCGGCGACCGCATCTCCGTCGTGCGCGCGACCGGCTCGATCACCCTCCCCTACGCGAGCCAAGACCTGTCGGACGCCTATTCCGACCTGTTCACCGGGCCGCGCTGCATCGCCGTCTCGGCGGGCGACAATGCGCCGGAGCGCCTGGCCTATGTCGTCAACGCCGACGGGTCGCTGGTGATCGGCAAGTTCAACGAGCAGAACAATCTCGTCGGCTGGCATCCCGAGAACGGCGTCGGCGCAGCGAATTGGGTCGTGACCGACATCGGCGACGTCTGGTATTCCTCGACCTACAGCGGCGGGACGATCATCGAGAAGGAAGACGCTGCCGACTATCTCGACAGCACGATCCTCGTAAACTCACCGCCGGCGAACCTCGTGGTCGGCGGCAAGGGCCCGTTCTGGTGGCTGGCGAACGGGACCGTCACGCTCGCCGAGGGCGGCGTCGACTACGGCGATCGCTCGATCGACGCCCTCGGGAACATCGTGCAGCTTCAGGGGGACGTGCTGACAGATCCGACGCTGACAGGCGGCTCGCCGATCTCGAAGACTTACACCCCTGTCATTCGCACCGCCCAGCCCGGGCAAGACGTCAAGCAGCGCATGCGCCGGCGCTCAATCAAGAACGCGATGATCACGCTTGAGGCGAACTGCGAGTTTGATTGGGGAACGCGGCGCTATCCCGCCTACCAGTTCGGCCAGGACGCGACGCAGCCGCCGACCTTCGCCCTGAACAGCGTGCGCGAGCGGCCGCTCGGGCGCTCCTACTTTCCCTCGATCTCGCTGACGTCGAGCCGCTATGGGCAAATCCGGCTGATCGAGTTCACGGCGGAGGTCACGGTCTGATGGCGATCGCCGCCCCTCTCGCCCTCGCCGCCACCGGGCTTTCCGCCGTCGGCTCTTTCATCGGGGCCGATCGCGCCGCGCAGGGCGCGGAGATGGAGGCGCAGAACGCGGCGAACGCGGTCGAGATGGGCAAGATCAAGGCCGCGCAGACCTCGGGCGACATGACGCGCCGGCTGACCGGCGCCCTGGCGAATATCCAGGCGGTGCGCGCCTCGGCGCAGCTCAATCCCTACAGCCCGACCGGGAACGCGATCGCCGCGAATGTGCAGGGCCAGGGCGACATCAACCGCACCGCGGCGCTGACGAACATCAACGCGCAGATAAAATCGGATCAGAACGCCGAGAATTTCTATCAGCAGAGCGCCGGCGACGCCCTGCTCGGGGGCGCGTTCGGCGCGCTCGGGAGCATCTTCAAGGGCGTGTCCGGTATCAACTTCAGCGGCGGGGGGAGCTGAGCGTGTCACGGCCCAGGCCCCGACGCCGCGCGTCTCGGGCTTCCAGTACGCCCGCTCGGGCTCTTTCCTGGCGGCCGGCCTCGATCGCCTCTCGGATGGCCTGGAGGCGGTCGCCGTTCACGCGGCGAAGGACCAGGCTGTCACCGACCTGCAGTCGGGCATGGTGACGCGCGACGCGCAGGGCAATATCACCGTCGGCAAGCCCGCCGGAATGCCGATCCTCGGGCAGGCCGGGATCGCATACGAGCAGGCGATCAAGGCGGGCGCGTTGGCGCAGGGTGATAACCTCGCGCAGCGCGACATGGCGGACCTGGCCGCGCAGCACCAGGGTGACCCGCAGGGGCTTCTGCAGGCGGGCAACGCCTATGTCGCGGGGGTCCGCGCGCGCAACCCCGGCCCGATCGGCGAGGCGATGGCCGACCGGGCGTCGAGCGTCCTGACGCAGCACTACGACGGCGCCGTCGCGCGGCAGGCGACGGTGAACGTCGAGAACGCGCGCACGGCGATCGCCGACGCCCGCACAAGCGCCTTCAACACGCTGTCGTCGCTGGCGCAGCAAGGGGTCACGACCGGGCCGGATTGGGAGAAGGCGCAGGCGGATTATCAGGCCGCCGGCCGCCAGCTCGTCGCCAACCCCGCCTTCGGCGTCTCGCAAACCCTGCAGGACGCGAACGACAAGGCCGACCTGAACCTGCTTCACGGCTACGCGATCGCCGGCAATGTCGATCGCGACATGAAGGGGCCGGGCGGCGTCGACCAGGCGCGCCAGAACCTCTTCGACGCCGTGCATGATCCGAAGCTCGGCCTCTCGCCGTCGCAGCAAGCGCACTTCATGGCCGTCGGCGAAAGCCGTATCGGCTTCGTGATCGGCCAATACAAGGCCGACGCCGCGGCGAACCGAGCGAACCTCGAAGCGCTGACGCAGGCCGCGCACAACCCGGAAGCGAGCGCGAAGCTGACAGAGCCGGTCTGGCAGGCCGCCATCCTCAAGAGCGCCGCGATCCCGGGCGCGGAAGACGACACGAAGCGCCTGCTCGCCGAGCATCAGGTCTGGCAGTTGCAGAACGCGACCCGGACCGACAGCCCTAACCAGTCGCTCGTGCGCCAGGGCCTCGGTCCCGAGGGCGCCATCGACGCCTCGGGGGCCGCGAGCCGCGTCGGCGGCACGACGGCCGGGTTCTATCTCAGCGCCCTCGCCAGGGGCGACGTGCAAGGCGCGTTGCGCGCCTCCGAGGGCCTGCGCACGACGCCCTATCCCGATGTCAACCATCTGCGGACCGGCTACGGCTCCGACACCGTGACGCGGGCTGACGGGACCGTGGAGGAGGTCGGCCCCGACACGCGCATCACGCCGGCGGACGCCGAGCGCGACCTGCAGCGCCGGACGGGCATTTACGCCCAGGGCGCGGCGCAGGCGATCGGCCCGGCATGGGCGAGCATGACGCCAGGCGCGCAGGCGGCCATCACGTCGATGGCTTACAATTACGGGCATGTCCCGCAGAACGTCGCGGCCGCTGCGGCGACGGGCGACCCCGCGGCGATCGCCGCCGCCATCCGGGC